GACTACCTTTTAAACCTATTGTATTTTCTGTTCTATGTGGATCTTGCCCGCATTTTAATCCAGGAGCACAATCCTTATCAGTATCGCAATCGCCAGTACCCATACCCATAGAATTATTTCCTTCATTATTTCCAAAACCAAGCCAGTTTACACGCGTCTTAATTCCTTTATACGGCCAATCACATTTATCATCTTTATATTTTGGATGGAAACCACCCTTCTTTAACTCTTTCGCCATTCCTGTTCCTGTAACCGGGCACCAACCACACCTATCAGATACACTCGTATCTCCACAATCTTTCATTTTTTTACAATATGCTCTATCTTTTGCCTTTTGACATTCAAATGCAACATTTGGTCCAGGTGGTATCCAAGTATTTTTTTGACCTCCTCCACCACATATGTCATTGGAAAATCTACCAGGATTATTTGGATCCCCAGGCGCTTTCTGTCCTCCAAATATTATTTTATCAGAATCCAGACAATAACCACATCCTTCCCCGTTCTCATCTGGTCCTTCTAATAAAGAACACGTTTTCAATTTATCAATCCGCTTACATTTTTCTACTTTCCTTTGGTATTCGGTTTTTTCTTGACCATATGCCGAATAATCTTTCTCAAGACCCAATTTACCACTATCATAATTTGTTTTGTATTTATCCTCGCTAACTTTTAAAAATACCGTATCGTCATGCGCCCCATCATCTAATGTCTTTAATTCGCGCGCGCCAAAATGTGTTTGTTGTTTCTTTATATATTTTTGCGAGTCTTCATAATTCGCTTCTTTCAGTTGTTTAAGGACATCTCCGGTAAGACCCTCCTTAACACTATCATCGAACCAATTAATAACTCTTGTATAATAAAAATAAACAGAAACCAATATGATTAAACCCAATAATGCTAAAATTCCATATTTATATTTCATTAATTATATATATAATTAATTATATTAATTATTATTAATTCGCATTAATAATAATAATTAAATTAACTGTCATCTTGAAATGTTCTACAACAATGTGCTCCAGATTTACCCCTATAATTCCATCCATTATAATATTTTCTCCAATGACCACCACACCACCAACCTCCCCAACGACCTACCCAAAATCCTTTACCTCCATCATTTGTCCATCCGGATCTACATATATTATGTCTCCCTCCTCTCCATTTTTTATATGTATGTTTATCGCATAATTCTAAACCTTGTCTTTTACACGCTTTTTCCGCCGATTTCTTATTTTTATAAGGACACCATCTATGCCATAACCACCATCTGCCCCACCACCAATATCTATAAAAGGGGTAACAGTGGCCTAATGTTCTAACGTATTTCTTTTGTTTTGGTGCTATATATAATTTATTCCTCCACGTTTTAAATTTATCATTTTTTTTCCCTACAGCCTTTTGACCAAAATCCGTAGACATAAAACACGGTCCCTTTTTCCCTTCTTTTAATACTTTACCATTATGTCTTCTTGGTCTATTCACATATTTACAATTCTTTTTTTTTAAACATTCCTCTTGGCATTCTTTCGCATTCAAATTATTCCCTAATTTTGTATAACCATTCTCGGCCAATAGCTCATATCCTTCTTGCATATATAATGTATGTGCTAAAGGTACTAAAATAAATAACAATAATAATATTACTCCATATCCAATTTTCATATATTTATTACTGATATAATATTAATTATAATTATTAATTAATATTAATCACCATTTATTCATTTTCATACAAGTTTTCTTTTGTCCTGGTGATGGGTCTCCTCCAAATGTAGCCGGATTACATTTTAATGCTGACCCATCTCTTCCTGATCTATATACCCATCTATCATCCTTTCCATATCTAACCAATCCCGATGTTCTACAAGTTCCACCTTCATCCGCACATTTAGTCCAAGATTTAGGTCCATATGACCCATCTTTGGGTTGTGGATTAGGCCTTCCATATTTATTATCGGCCAACACATTCCCATTTGCTTTTGGTCCAGCATATACACTATTTCTACAACCACCATAATACGACCACCACCAATTAACTCTTCTCGGAAATGATTGTCTCCTCCATACATCTCCTTTCTTTCTTCCCTCGTCTTTAGTATGTCCTTTATCGTGGTGTTGGAAAAACCTACCAAATGTATTACTACAGAAACATTGACCATACCATTGTAAACCAAAATATTTATAATCTTTACATCTCCATTGACATACACGGGCATCATTTCCTGGTCCCCAATACGCCGTTCTACCACCCCATTTATCCAAATCTCTTGCCCATTTTCCACGCATTTTACTATTTGGCTTTGTTCTTTCCGCATAATCCTTCGTAAATTTCTTTCCATATGGCGAACTCCATCTTTTACTTAAAGCATATTTATTCATCCACCAATTATCACCACAATCTTGGAAATCTCCTATATATTGCATATCCTTCTTAGGGACTTTTCCTTTCTTATCATATACTTGTCCTCCCCAAAAATTACTTGAACCCCACCATCTCCAATTGTTTGATTTATATCTATCTGTAGTAATTGGACAATAACCTGAATTATAACTTGTAGATGTTCTACATCCCAAGCCCCAACCACCGTATAAATTCGTTGCTCCAAATGTAAATCTATTACAATTCTTATCTTTTGAACAAATATCCGCACATTTTGATACTGGCCAATGTCTTGATTCCCACCCTTGCCATTTATATCCGTACCAATCGCAATCGCCACCCTTTGGATATATCTTTGATTTCTCAAAATTAGCCTCCAAACAAGTCCCCGTTCCTGTTTTACCTTCTTTGGCTTTACATTGCTTTTTAAATTTATTCAATGACGGGGCATCACCAACCTTCAATACTTTACTCTCGCACCATCCTGATGATTTTTTACAATAATAAGACTCCTTTGCTCCAAAATAATATGCTTGTCTTCTATCATCGTTCATAGCCTGTTGTTCGATTAATTTTGCTGGTTTTGTATTCATATTCCATAATTGTATCTTAGCACCCTTTAATCCACAATTACCCCACATACAATCCGCTCTACCATATACTACCACCTTTGTTACATTATATAAATTACTCCCATTGGATTTCTTTGGTAACCTAACCCTAACCCATTGGTCAAGACCACCCTTCGTATGTGCTGAATTACCTTTTCTATAAGACATCCACCATCTATTATAATCTTTCTTATTCCCATCCATAACTCTTTTTGCTGGCGCAAACCACCAATAATACGATGATGATTGTGACGCATCACCACCGTTCAAATTAATTTTTCCATTTTTATCATAAACTTCTATTTCTTGAACTTGGACATATCCTGTCTTTTGTATTTGAACATGTGTTACCCCCGCTTTACCCTTAACATCTGGTTTTGTTGCCTCTGTGAAATTTTTATTAATACAAGGGTCAAAGTTACATCCTATAGTATGTGTTAATTTTGGACATGGTCCCCCTCCACGTTTAGGTGGGTATAATATCGTTCGCGTCTTCGTTTTCTTTCCACCCCCACATTCCTCTGTACATTTACCATAAACAGACCATTTTGATACTACACAATCTTGTGGTGGTGGATATTTATCCAGTAAATTATTTAATACAGCATTGCAACTCCTTCCACATAGTGAGTTACCAGACGAACATCTTGTTTTTATAACTAATTTGGTACCATTAACCAAACCTTCAGCATCGCCCAAACTTTTTCTGGACACATCTGTCGCTTTTCTTCCTGGCCAACCAAACATCTTCTTCTGTTGGTCTTGATTCATTCCCATCCTATTTAATGTTTTACCACCCTTAACATATTTCGTCCACATCATCCCCCATAATCTTTTCTTCGCACGATAATCCATTAAATATCCCCACATTACTCCACCATTCCAATCCATAGTCACATAATCCCCTTCTCTTATACCGTCTGGTTTAGGTGGATCTTGACCATAACACGCTTGAGACGCTTTCTTCTTCGCTGCATATTCCCTCACGTTTAATATCTCCTTATTAGCACCTCTCACATATCCTTGCACTGTATTTTCATAATCTCCCATATCACCTCTCATTATCGCATTTTTTTCTGAACCACTTAATCTTTCTGGATTCTTTTTTCCAGCACTATCACATCCCCCCTGTTTCCATTTTTTATTTAAACATAATTTTCTTGCCTCTAATGTTTTATCCACAGGATATAAATATTTTTCATCACAAGGATCTGCCGTCGATTCTTTATTATGGCATAATGGATAATTCTTTATTACAGAAACAATGTCTCTACTTTCTGTTTTTTTAAATAAATTTTTAAATTGTGTTCCTATTTCTTTATAACCTTGTCCTTTTTGCGGAACTAAATCGTCTATAGGATTTCCATATGGTTTTGTTCCCGTACAACCTGAATTTTTCCATAATTTCACATAACAATCTCTTGAATGTTTCCCTTCTCCATGATATGGTGTAATACACGGATGTTCCTTCGCAAATGCCGCACATTGCGCACCCTTTAATAAACCTCCGCTATAATTACAACTGTCCTCTTTATATTTTGGCATTAACTTATTTCCAACTCTTTTCATCGTCATTATTTTTCCGGTTGTCGGACAATAACCGCATTTTTCTGCTGCTTCACCATATAAATCCCCACAACTTATAATATTGTTACATAATGCTTGTTCTTGTAATTTTTCACAACCCGCTTTCGTATTTGAATATTTACCAGTCTCGCACACATCCGTCAATGGTCGCGTTCCCGCCTTATTTGATGTAGTATAAGCCCCTGATGATTGACAATAACCACATTTCCCATCTGTTAAATCGCCGCATTTGCTCGTCATTAAACATTGTTTTTGTGAATCAGCCATATCTGTTTTTTTCACCATTTCCACATGCGAATCTTTCAATGTTCTAACATTTCCTGATACATCCTTTACATCGCTATTTTCCCAACCAGCTGGAGATAATTCTTTAAAAGAAGTCAGTTCTTTATCCACATCCATCATCCCCTTCGGGTCATCCTCTCTTCGACCAAAATGTTGTGTTCTCCCTTTTATATAATCCATTTCCATTTCCGCTTGTTGATCAAACGCCGGCATATTGGCTTTATTCGCAGTCATCCCTTCTACAGCATCTATAACTTCTCTCCTTTCTTTGATACTCGCACCTCCATATATTCTATCTGCTGCTTTTCTAGCCAGATTAGGGAAAGGAGTGCATCTATGAACTATCCAACATTGATTATATATTAAATATACTAATATCACTCCTGCTAATAATCCTAAAACTAACAGTTTCATTATATATTATTTATTAATATTAATTATTAATTATTAAATTTAATTATTTGATAATTAATTCATTCATTTGAAAGACACAACGATCTCTACCGATTCACGTTTTATACTCTTAGATGCAGACACCGATAACTCCTCCCTCGTTTTTCTTGTCTGTTTCCCCTTTTCTTTCCGATTTTTTGTTGTACTATTTCGTTTATTCATATCTTTATTTATTTCGTCATAATGTTTTAATACATAATCCAAAATTTTATTTTCTAACACCCATCTAAAAAAATTCAATTGTCCTATTGTCGTTTGAACATATGTATCATTCGTATATGGTATATTTATCCTATCCCACCTACAAAAAGGATCAAATCTCTTTTTGGAATATGCTTTCAATTTCAATTTATAATCAATATATACTTTAAACCTGTAGTCTTCTCCCTGGGAATTTTTTAACATATATACTGTAAAAAACTTTTTACTATAATTCGTAGCAAACCAATCTATCAATCTTAATGATACTTGGGATTCTCCGTTTATTATTTTCAATATTTTGTCTAAATTATTATTTTCTTTATAATATCCCATCAAATTATTTAATAACAAACTATTCTGTGTCTGTAAATTCTGTTGCGCCATATAACTTAACTATCCTCGTTTTTTTATATTAATAATTACACTATTCCTTTTTAAAATTGCTCATTTTTGGCCTCAAAAATTCATCCTGGATTCTTAAATCTTCTAAATAATCATTACCCACCATATATGGATTAATTGATACACTTGCAGAAGGATCTCTACTCGCTATTCTGTCCGAAACTATCGATTTACTATTTTCTGATTTTTTTATCATAGATGTTTCTAATTCGCCCTGTTCAAATGTTATTTTATTCTCTATTTGCGATTTATACATTAAATTATGTGTCCCTCTCCACGAACTAACTGTATAACCCCCTTGGCTCATTTATATTGTATTATAAAAATTATATAAATATTATCCTTATTAATTTTATTATATGAAAGACAGCGAAAGAAATAAGTTATATACAATCACTGCCGTATTAGATTCGGGTTTAATTTACTTATGTACAAAGAAAAACTTACATCCTATTGATAAATATTGGTGTTATTTAACATTTTTTTCACACGGACTTTTTTATCACGCTTTATATAAAAAAAACCGGTTTCTTCTGGATCAATTACATTATTGGGTATTTTTGCTCCCCGTATTATCTACTTTCACCAAGACCATATATCCTAAAATTATGTCTTTATTTTTAATTATAGTTATACAATATTTATGGATTATTGAAGATAAATGTATTTTAAATGAAGACAACCAAACAACTGGATTTGGTGGATTAACCGGCATTGGAACCATAACATTAAATACCATACTATCCTTTCAAATTGGTAAATTAATATAATTATATATTTAAAGCCTTGAAATATATTATTATATATGTATTTTGATATTATTGATGATTTACCCATCGACCATTATAAATTTAATGATAGCGTCCAACTTCTATTTTTTTACTTGTTAATTCTATTTTTTATTAAGATTTTTCTTTGTACATGACTTATTTCTGTTTTATTATTCGCATTTGTTTTGCAAATTTAAACTTCTCATCATCCATAGTGCCTCTTTTTAAGTTACATTCCAAACAACATATTACCACATTATTTTTATTATGACCTTCATCATTATCTGTTCTATCCAGCGTCCATTGTTTTTTCTCTCTTACATTTTCATACATTAATTTACAATCACATCTACAATAAAAGCATTTTAATTTTGATATCACTAACTTTTCAACCGTATCCTCATAAGATATAAAATAATTAATATCATATATTTCATTTTTATTGTCTTGACTTTTATAACTTAATAATTTGCGTTTTATTTCTTTCTCTACAAATTTATTACCTTCATACTCTTCATTTAAAAATAATCTATTTAATAATTCTATTTGTTTTTTCATATCCATATCTTTTAAATAGTCTATATTATTCCATTTTTTAGATTCCAATCGCTTTTTATCTCTTTTCGAAGAAAACGAATCTATATTTCTTTTTCCTGTTATTAATATTTTCTTTTTCATATATGTATATAAAGAAAACAACATAAACTCTTTTCGCTATTATATATATATGAATGAAATTATAAAATCCGAAAAACCAAAAAAAATAAAATCCAAAAAAAGCGACGAATGTGTTGAATTGAAAAATATCAAGTATCAAACCATGTTGATTAATAATACAAATATAACAAGTGTTATAAAAGGTAAGGTTGAAAATATTGATAATTTTCTTAATATGGAAAAACAACATAATCAAAAACAACCATGGTGTAAGCTTGGTGATGGAACTAAAATAAAAAAAATTTATGAATATGTTAATGAATACACGACTAAAAATAAATTAAATGATGATGATAAAAAAAAACTTAAGTTGTATCTAAAAAAATGCATGGATAGAAAGAAACTACAACGTGTAAGAGATGTACAATATAATATTATAACACAGAAAATAACAAATATACCCGGATTAATTTTTCACAAAGAGAAAAATAAATTTACTCTTAAAAATGTTGATAAAAAGGGTTCAACCTTAAAAAGTTTAGCTCCCAAAAAAAGAAGAAAGAAAAAAAAAGATAAAAAGGACAAAGACAAAGATAAAGGCAAGAAAAAAAAGGATAAGGAAAATGATAAATCAAAAGAATAATAAAATTGATATAAATAATAAGTTTATATCAATAATAACTATATATGCAAATATGGGCCACAGAACTTCAACCTCTTGAAAATATTATACATGATATTAAAGCACCCCCCAATACCAATTTCGAAGATACACAAGATTATTATGATTTAAAAGAAACTATTTGGATATTTTTACATGATTATTTAAAGGGTCATGTGGATATTTATAAGGATAAACATTTTGACGAAATAATTAGACAAAATGTCTATGATTCTATGTATGTGTGCTATTTTGAAACATTTAATGAGATTGAATTAAAAATAGATATTGATAATATCATAGATGAAGTTGTCGAAACATATTTAATTGTTCATAATAAACCCAGGTCATACAAAAATAGTTTTATTCACCACGCACCCAATATTGAAAAAATAGACAAACTATTAATATACTATCAAACGCAAGAGCAACCCGACCAAAAAACAGACGCGTGGTATAAATTTAGATATAATGGTTTAACCGCAAGCACTATTTATAAAGCTATTGATTCTCAAGCCAACATTAATAGTATTATTTTTGAAAAATGTCAGCCCGTAAAAATTCGAACCAATGGTGTTAATATAAATACACCCTTTCATAATGGTCATAAATATGAACCTTTATCTATACTATTATATGAAAATTGGTTTGATACTAAAGTTGGCGAATTCGGTTGTATTAAACACAATGAACATTCGTTTTTAAGAGCATCTCCTGACGGTATAAATATTAAAAGAGATAATCCTCGTTATGGACGTGCTCTTGAAATTAAAAATCCAGTAAGTAGAAAATTAACAGGAATTCCAAAAAAAGATTATTGGGTTCAAATGCAAATGCAAATGGAAGTTTGGGACTTGGATGAATGCGATTTCTTTGAAACCGTATTCCGTGAATATGAAACCGAAGAAGACTTTTTAAAAGCTGGCGATTTATTTAATAAGACTTCAAGAGATAAATATAAAGGTGTTATCGTAATGTTTAATGATGGAACACAACCTTTATACGAATATTGTCCTGTTGATTATAATAAAGAACAATTCGATAAATGGTATGATGATACTATGGAACAACACAACAATCATTCTTGGATTAATAATATTTATTGGTTTTTAGAAGATTATTCTCTCGTTTTATGTCCCAGAAATAAAGAATGGTTTAATGAAATATTTCCACAATTGGAATTAGTTTGGAATACTATTCTTAGAGAAAGAACTACCGGTTATGACCATAGAAAACCCAAGAAAAACAATAGAAAGAAGAAAAAAGCAGAACCCACCATTTTAAAAATCCCAACACAATCTTTTGATGAATTACCTTATTAATTTTTAGCGACAAACCATCCAATCCTTCCTTCTTGAACTGCAGGAATACACATCTCTGGTTTTTTTATAGGACTCTTTTCTATTCCATATGGACACATATTCGGTCTAAAATCTTTTCCTCCACACGGTGATTTAGATTGTCTATTGTTTGTATATTGTTTAAATGATTGAACATGTGATTTTGGAACTTTATTTGCTTGATCTTCATAACTTAATATTTCAGGACCCTTCCTTTCAAATATACTATCTAATAATAACGAATTATGAGCTTCTGGATAATGTGGTGAATGTGAAAATCCTTCCATTATCTTTTTACTCTTTTTTTTCATATCCATATATCCTACCACTATCATTACTATCCCTAAACCAAATCCTATTATTAAACCCCACTGTATATGATCAACAGTAATTATCATATATATATATATAAAATATGGAAATAATTAAATAATTATAACTATTTAAATATTTCCATATTAACATATATATTATGTCTCAATCCGAAGAGGAATACGTATTAAAAAGAAATGGTAATACCGAAACCGTTTCTTTTGACAAAATTTTAAAACGCATCAAAACGTTAGGCGACGAAGCTGGTGGATTATCTATTAATTATACAACTTTATGTAGAAAAATCATCGACCAATTATATAATAAAATCCCTACAAGTGAAATTGATGAATTAACCGCACAACAATGTGCTTCATTATCTACAAAAAACGCTGATTACGGTGTATTGGCCGGTCGTGTTCTAATTTCTAATCATCAAAAAAACACCGAAGAAGATTTCAAAGTTATCATTTCCAGATTATATTATTATGTTGATATACACGGCAATCATCACCCCTTAGTAAGTAAAAAACTTTTTGATATTGTTATGAGTGATGGTGATGTAATAGCAACTTGGTTTCGTTATGATAGAGATTATTTACTTGATTATTTTGGATTCAAAACTTTAGAGAGAGCTTATTTAATGAAAATTAATGGAGTCATCGTCGAACGCCCTCAACATATGTGGATGAGAGTTGCTCTTGGTATTCACGGGACAGATTACGAAGCAGCCCAAATTACTTATAATTTAATGTCTCAAAAATATTTTACTCACGCTACCCCAACATTATTTAATGCAGGTACTCCCCGACCACAAATGTCCTCTTGTTATTTATTGTCTATGGAAAAAGACTCCATTAACGGTATTTATAATACATTACACGATTGTGCTTCGATTAGCAAATGGGCTGGTGGTATCGGTATGCATATTCATAATATTCGTGCTGAAGGAAGTCACATCAGAGGCACTAACGGCACAAGTAATGGAATCGTACCAATGTTACAAGTATTCAACTACACAGCGCGCTATGTTGACCAATGCGTTTTACCCGAAACATATATATATACCACAGAAGGACCAAAACAGATCCAATATTGCGAAGCTAATAATACTAACATTTTTAACACTAAATCTCATGAATGTATAGAAAACGTATTAGAACATTCTTATAATGGCGAAATACTATCTATTGAAACTATGCATTCTATTGACCCTTTACAAATAACCCCAGAACACCCCGTGTTTTGTATTAAAAATCAAAAAAAAACATTAAATTATTCTGTGATTAAAAATAGATTAAATAAAAATATTATAAAACCGGTTTGGTGTGATGCACAAGATATAACATATGACGACTTACTTATTTTTAAAATTCCAGAATATGAAAAAGATATTGAAAATATCACAGAAGATGATTGCTATATGTATGGTCTATTATTGGGAGATGGTTGTATGAATAATACTTCAACTACTTGCTATTTATCATTAAATGCAATTACAAAAGTACATATATTAGATTTTGCTAAAAAATATTTAACAGATAAATGTATTCAATTCTTTATTAATAGAGAAAACAATACTAATCGTATTAGATGGAACAAAAGCAGCATTCTGCCTTTTCGTTATAACGATATTTACGATGAAAATAAAGAAAAAAAAATACACCCAAAATGGTTAAATTTACCAATTAATAAAATTAAATTTATTATTAAAGGTTTAATTGATAGCGACGGGTGTAAAGGCAATGAAATGGTATTTGATACCACTTCCAGAAATTTATTAGAATCGTTAAGGTATTTATTATTGAGAATGAGTATCCCTACCAGCGGTTATATACGCGATAGAATAGGTGAAAAACATACCTCAAAATATGGCAGTATAATTGAAAATAAACGAATTTCTTATTGCTTACGCATACCAAAGACAGACGTTATCGCAAAACTTTTTAATATAGAACCTGGTAATTTTTTTAAATTTTTTATACACGATGAATTTATATATACAAGAATTAAAAGTATCACTAAAGAAAATTATAGAGGAACTTTATATGATTTGCAAATGAAATCAACCCATAATTATATGATTCATAATGGTATTGTCCATAATGGCGGTGGTAAAAGAGCTGGTTCTTTCGCTATTTATCTTGAACCATGGCACGGCGATATTGAAAGTTTTTTAGATATGAAAAAAAATCACGGCGATGAAGAATTGCGAGCAAGAGATTTATTTTATGCGCTTTGGATTCCTGATTTATTTATGGAAAGAGTTCGCGATGATAAAGAATGGACATTGATGTGTCCCGATAAATGTCCCGGTTTAAGTGATGCTGTCGGAGAAGATTTTAAGGAATTGTACGAAAAATATGAAAGTGAAAATAAGGGTATTAAAGTTGTAAAAGCCCGCAAAATTTGGTTAAAAATACTAGATAGTCAAATGGAAACAGGCGTCCCATATATGCTTTATAAAGATAATGCTAATCATAAATCAAACCAGAAAAATCTTGGTACTATTAAGAGCAGTAATCTCTGTTGTGAAATTATGGAATATAGCGATAGCAAGGAAACTGCCGTATGTAATTTAGCGTCTATCGCCTTGGGGCGATTCGTTTCTTATGGTAATTTTGAAATGGCCACACCAGATATTAAACTTTACACTAAAAGTAACTGTAAATGGTGTAGAAGAGCTAAAAATTGGTTCAAAATTAGAAATATTGAATATAATGAAATCTTCCTCAAAGATGATGAACTTGAACAATTTAAAAAAGAACACAATGTTGAAACTGTTCCGTTAATTTATGTTAACAACAACAAGGTTGGTAGTTTTAACCAGCTAAAAAATTCTTCTGCTTTTATGCCCAGTTTTGATTATGATTTATTGCATCAAATTACAAAAGTTGTTACTGAAAATCTTAATAAAGTCATTGATAAAAATTTCTATCCTACTAAAAAAACCAGGACTTCCAATTTTAAACATAGACCTATTGGTATAGGAATTCAAGGATTAGCTGATACATTCGCACTATTGGATATCCCCTTTCACTCTGATGAAGCTAAAGTTGTAAATGCTCAAATTTTTGAAACCATTTATCACGCCGCTTTAGAAAAAAGTATGGAATTGGCCCAACAACAAGGACCATATGATACTTTTAAAGGATCACCCGCAAGTAAAGGTATTTTACAATTTGATATGTGGGGCGTTTATCCTACAAGATATCCTTGGAGTGTTTTAAAGGAACAAATTAAATTGCACGGACTTCGTAATTCCCTTTTAGTCGCACCTATGCCTACCGCATCAACCAGTCAAATTTTAGGATTTAATGAATGTTTTGAACCTTTTACAAGCAACATATATTTAAGAAGAACTTTAGCAGGTGAATTTGTTATGGTCAATAAATATTTAATGAATGAACTTGAAGAATTAGACTTGTGGACCGATGAAGTCAAAAATGGTATTATCAAAAACAACGGTTCTGTTCAAAACATTGATGCTATTCCAAAACATCTCAAAGACAAATACAAAATCGTTTGGGAAATCCCTATGAAACATTTAATTGATATGAGTGCTGATAGAGGCGCGTTCATCTGCCAGAGTCAATCTTTAAATTTATGGATGAAAGACCCTGATTATCAACGTTTAACCAGTATGCATTTCTATGGTTGGAAGAAGGGACTTAAGACTGGTATTTATTATTTGAGAACTAAAGCTAAAGCAGCACCACAACAATTCACAATTGAACCTGATAAGAAACCTGTTGAAGAAGAGGAAGAAGAATGTTTAATGTGTGGGTCTTAATTAATATTTAGTTGATTTCTAATTATATATTAATAATGGCAAGTTTAGCAGTAGATTATGATGATGATTTGATATTTCATATGGATTTAAGCGATGAGAAGGAAAGAAAGAAAGAAATAAAAAACAAACGGATTTTTTACGCGTTCTTAAAAAAAAATCAGGAGGAAGAAAAACGCGTAAAAAATCCAAAAGATTTAGAAATAATTTAAGAAAAAATAAAATATCACGAAAGTATATAATGTTGAAGCAATGTGGTGGTGGTAAAGCTAAAATGGGCTCTAAGTCCAAACCTTACTCGACTAAAGGAAAGGCAATGAAAAGTCGTCGTCGTGTATGTTATTACAAAAAGAAAGGAAGAACTCTTAAAATGAAAAAGAAAAAGAAAAAAAGTCGCAAAAAGAGCCGTCGTCGTCGTTAATTTAGCAAATTATATTTATAAATAATATAAATATGATCTATTTAGTACCTTCTATTCATTATTCTTATTATATAAGACTTACCGGTAATTTAGCACAAAGATTATTTGGTAGTTTCGAACACGAACCTGTATTTGAATCTTATGAAAATTAATATAAACATTATAAGTTTATATTAATTATTATGCTGAAAATCGCTCATAGGGGGAGCACACTCGCAACAATAACAGACAATAGAGGTGATGATAATTATCATAAATTTCCTGAAAACTCTCTATTAGCTTATATAAATGCAATTGAACAAAAATTTGATATGGTAGAAGCTGATGTAATATTAACCAAAGATGAAAAATTAATAATGCTCCGCGACCAATACATAGGGTCTACCCCCGTAAATAGTTTAACATATTTAGAAATAAAAAATAGATTCAAACACGTTATTACTTTTGATGTATTTTGTTCCGAAATTCTTTCAAAAATTAATGTTTTATTAGATATTAAGGGTGATAATAATACAGTTTTTAAACTTATCGATTTTTTTAAGGATAATGATTTAGATTTGAGTAGGTTTTATTTTAGCAGTTTTAATCGTAATCATTTATTAGCATTACGCAATTATAATAAAAAATTAAAGTTGGGAATAATTTACGATGGCGTATTATTAGATATAGAAAAAGAATTCATAATTAGTATGCTTAAAATAAGTTTCGTCAGTATTTGTTGGAAAGACTTATATGATAATGAAATAAAGTTTTATAATAAGAAAAATATTCCCATATTCGCCTGGACCAATATTAATCATATAACAAGAAGAGCAATACCAACCAATATAGATGGTATAATTACTGATTATTATTTTTAAGCTGTATAACGTTTTTGACATAATGAATTGTAATATGCCCTTAACCCCGAGTCTTCTCTCAATACATCTCTATCAAATTTCAATTTATAAAAACAACGGAAACATACAAATATATCTACTAATGAATTATGTAAATTCGTTGGGTTATTCCTGAAGTAGAAATAATGTAATTCATCTAATGTCGGCCATTTATAACTAACATTCCCATTAGGCCACACCTTCTCTATTTTACAAATCTTTACACTTCTTTTCATCGTACAATACTTTTCGCCTCTATATTTATCCATATAATTATAAACGTTATTCCTATGATACTCGCATTTTAATACATTATCATCAAATATAATATTATGTGCAACAATAATATCGCATTTTTTCATAGAAACGCCAAATTCCACCAAAACATCTTTCATTAAATATTCCGACGCTTGAGAACGTTCCATTGTTATTCCATGTTTTTCTATAGATTTCGGTGTTATTTCTATATCAGGGTCTATTTTTATTATTCGATCCTTGTCTTCAATAATACCACCTTGTTTCGTATCATATATCAACCAACTTATCTGGACGACATAAGGCCAACAATCTGTTTTATAAAATGGAGCCTTTCCTCCTTTAGGTAATCCCGTGGTTTCAGTATCAAATATACAAAATCTCATGTTAATTAATTATATAATTTATATAATTAATGAATCAATTTTAATAATTTTTACATATCCCAAATGTCCTTCTATGTTCATCCTCTATACCATATTTCATTATCCCTTCTCTGTGTTTTTTCGCACCATATCCTTTATTTGATTTAATACCATACTTCTCATCTAACTCCGGATTCTCTTCGCACAAATCATATATATATTTATCCCTTGCTGTTTTAGCAAGAATTGATGCTGCTGCTATGGATAAATATGTATCGTCTCCGCTTATTATACAATTACACTGTATATTTTTATACGGTTTAAAATAATTACCATCTACTAATAAAAATTCAGGCACAAGACTCAATTTATCCAGTGCTTTATGCATTGCTTCTTGTGTGGCTTGTAATATATTAATCTCATCTATTCTTTTAGCAGTGCTATAACCAACCGCCCAACCCAATGCTACTTCTTTAACATATTCCTCCGCCAATAATAAATTTTTTTTTGATAATCTTTTACTATCTTTCACCAACTTTTCGTTATACGTCAAGTCAGGATTCAATATTACTGCCGCCGCATAAACTCTTCCAAATAACGGTCCTCTACCCGCTTCATCTATACCCGCTTCCAAAATACCCTTTATATAATATGACTTCATTACATTACATAAAAATTACTCTTTAATTTATTTACAATTATTATGTTGTTCTTCACTATTTCCACTACATACGCGTCTGCGTATTGCTGCTCTATTACTACCACTTATTCCTCCTATTCCTCCTATTAAAGCTCCTCTCCTTTCTACATTTGTTTTATTACAAGCAACCTTAATAGCATTAGGTGCTTTTGGACAATGTGCTTTGGCGTTTTTCTTTCTTATCGGACCATTGAAACCATTTTTTACTCTACCGTGAGTTAATGCGGGCATTATATAATTTATTAAGAAATTTTATTCTTGATAATTAATATATAATGAAACTTAATAAAATGCATTTATTGGGAATTATTCTTATGGGGTTATTAATTGGAAGTATGGGATTACTTAGTAGTTTAGGAATCCACGAACAATATCAAAATATTAATAAACCTGCTAAAAATCCAGATTTCGTTTGTAGAGAAATACCTAAAAAACAGCCAAGAGATATTGAATTGGGACATTACGCTAGAACTAATGATATGACCGCGTGTCCTAAAGATAACCACGTTCACGCTGGATTATTGCCAGACAAAACTAAAAAAGTTTTAAGTCACGCACAAGATGATTCTAATAATGTAGGTGGCACCACCGATATGACCAACGACCAACGACTTCTAGCAGCCACTCTTTATGCTGACAAGAAAAAAAATGACCCCCTAACTGATGATGAGTTAAGAGATTATATCGTCGCACAACCTGGTGTAGTTTCCTCCATGTTAAATCCAGGTAATCAAGAAAGTTTTGGAAATCAAAAACCTTCAAAGCAAGAAATTGAACAAGCTATCATTTTTATGAGAAAAAAATTAGCCGGCGCCAGTGATCCTCAAAAAGTAGAAGGCAGAAAAGAAACACGGTTCTTAATCAAACTTAAAGAATTAACCGAAGGACAAGAAGGTGCTAAACCCGACGAACTCCAACCATGGAATAAAAATAAATCAAAATGCGGCAAATTTAAAGCTAAATATGGGTGTTTAAATATTGATACTCAAAATTATAATCCTATTAATTCAGAAAGATGTGGTTCCAGTAGTTTAGAAGGACACCGCAATAGATTCACGCATCAGCTTACGCGTAATATGATCCCAAGAGGGAGACAAGAAGATTATATTTTAAAAACTAAAATTGTTCCACCTGTTTGTCCAAAATGTCCTGATTGTCCCGCACTTGAAGACGCTATTAAACTTTTACAGCAAAAAAACGAAGATAAAGAAAAAGAAGGAGTAGAAGATGAATTAAAAGATAATGAATTAGAAGACTCCCCTTCCGCTTTAGCAAGAGCTAATGAAAAAAGAAAAAGAACTCCTGAAGGACAACGTCGTCAGGACCCAGCACAAAACGCACCAGGCGTAAAAGAAGCCGCTGAAAGACACGAACCTAAAGCTAAAAATAAACCTGCTGGTAGAAAAGGTGCTGGTTATCCCAATGAAGGTGCTTTCGCTGGTAATTCATCATATCCATTACCCTTTTTGAATAGTTTCTCTTCATTCGGTCGTTAAATTAATTATTATTTATCATTTTAAATAATAATTATCTTCTTCTTCGTGTTTTCTTGTCTTCCTTTTTCCCATATATCTATCCTAAATTCCGCCTCTTAATGCATTTTTTGTCCATTTGAAATGTTTTTACCTTTTTATCTTTTGGAACAATTTTTATAATACATTTTGCTTTTTTGCCGAATAAGGGTTCGGTACATCCTTTTTCCTTCTTTTTTTTACGCGTTTTCCCTCTTTTTTTCATAAGCATAATTTTTGTTTTTGGTGGATTCTTTGTACAACGCGACCTAAAATGTTCATATCTATCTCTCACCTCTTCATATGTTAAACCAGATTTTTTATGTAACATCGTATTCACTTGTTCATGTAAATCATACATCCATCTTGAAAAATTCTCTCTATTTTTTAACGCTTTCGAATTAAGCGACACCTTCTTTAAATTTTTTAGTAAATTCTTCCTACAATGCCCACACGGTAATATATTTTTCATATTCATTATAAACTTCTTATAATCCTTTTTATGTTTTTTTGTTGGTTTCACTGGATAATTAAAAGAAATCGTATGTAATGTATGCCATAAACTTGGACCCCATACAGTTGTTAGCATCCCATCTCCACTTTGAAAATCGTCCTTTGAATACGGTCCTTTCTTTTTTATAGTTTTGTTATATCTCTTTTTCGTTTTTTTTACATTCTTTCGCGTTTTCATATATATTTATTTTAGAAAAAAACTTATACATAATTTTTATCATTTCTAATATACGATATCAGTTTATTATTATGACCATAATTCTTCGTTTTTAATTTAATATTATATTTCTTTGACCATAATTCTTTGTACATCTCCTTATCATTATTCTTTTTATCCACATCCAAATATTTTATTACTCCCTTATTGTCTCTATAATACATTATATAAATAATACCCTTTTCTTTAGATTCGTTTAAAATATATTGAAGAAATATATTTTAGATATATATGGGATTTTTAGAAGAAAGATTAAAAGGTCTTGGAACCGGTGTTAGTAACGTAGGCTCCACTTGGTCTTTAAAATCTATTGGATTAATTATTGTATTAATCGCTGTCTTTTTAGGAATAGCTTATTATATTTATAAAAATTATATCGAACCATCGCTAAAACCAACTTATATCTCTAATAACGAATTTCAAACTGACGAATCTGTCGCCAGAATGGATCAACAAATTAAACAACTCGGTGAAAAACACGCCACTTTTTATTTATTTTATACCGACTGGTGCCCTTATTCTAAAAAAGTTATGCCTATTTGGGATAAAATTAAAGCCAAATTTGATTCTAAAATTAAAGATACTGATTATGTTATCGACTATGTTAAAATAAATGGCGAGTCACAAGCTAAGGACTTAGAACAATTCCAAACTGATTATTTGGCTGACGCTCAAAAAAATAAAATTGATGGATATCCAAGTATTTATATGGTTAAAGATAAGCAAGTTATTGAATTCGAAGCACAACCTACTGAAGATACATTAACTGAATTCATCAACACTATGTTTTAATTTATTTTCTATATATTTTTCACTTATCATCTTCCCATTATTATAAAGCTCACGCCTCATTTTTTCATCCGATAGAATTGCTACTAACTCTGTTAATATCAATTCATTTTTTCTCAATAATACTGTATTTTCAAATAATAGATCATCCATTAATCTACCATTCGCCACCAATTTTTTTATAAATAACGAAATATAAGCCATTATTGACGAACCCTCTTTCATTTCTATATTCAACGGCCTTACTGGTGATAATTTTCTAATACATATCGTCTCCGATGATTTACATTTTTTTAAACACTGATCTATCGGACAATCAATATGTAGTCCCCCATCTATATAATATGAATTATTGTAATACATTGGTGAAAATAAAAATGGAAATGACGCAGACATATATACGCCCTTCAATACTTCCAAATCCGGCGTTTCTTCATGGTTGAAACATTCTGATGTCCATTTATTTATATTAAACGCATATACGTTGAATTTTTTTCCCGAATGTTCATATAATTCTTTAAATGTTATATCCCTTTTTAACCCTACTGATTTCAATACTGGTAACAACGCATCCACCATCACCTCATAATCCAATAATCCTTTGTTATTATATATATTCAATAATCCTTTCGTTGTTTGTTCTTCCCAATATTTATCCCAGGGTTTTATCAATGTATAAGCTTTCCATTCATCCCAATTCGAGTTCGCTGCTATCACTAACCCTATCATCGCCCCCGCACTTACACCATATACTTCTTTTATGTTCTCTACTTTTATATATTCTTTTTCTATTAATTTGTCTATCATCCCTATAAAACTAAATATGTCATGCGCTCCTGAACCTATTACTATATTTTTTATCATTTATAATTATTTCGTTTTTAATTTTCTTTTTTTTTCTTATTTTATTTAAATGGATATACACCCTGATAAATTAAATTTAGACGAATTATACCGTGAAAAAAAAATGAGACAAGACAATAAGCTTAAAACTTACAATAGAATTTTAAAAAGAGTTCACGATAAAATCAAATATGTTAGCCGACAACGCAATTCTTTGTGTTTTTGTTCTTATGTCGTACCTGAATTCTTACTCGGTGTTCCTAAATATGATTCCGCCGCTTGTATCGCTTACATTATTGAAAAACTTAATGATAATGGTCTAGCTGTTAAATATACACATCCCAATTTATTAATGATTTCTTGGAATCATTATATCCCCCCTCAACAACGCCAAATTTATAAAAAAGAAACCGGTATCACCATCGATGGCTTCGGTAATGTTAAACAAAGAAAAAAAGATGCTAAAAATGATACTGACCCAAATAGTCTTTTAGCTAAAGCTAAAGGTATCTCTATTAAAAAAAAAGACGCCAATTTTAAAGACATTAATACCTATAAGCCGCAAAATAGTATCATTTATAATAACGACCTTATGAAAAAAATTGAAAGTTCAATCTCCAAAAAAGATTAATTTTACTCCACTGCATAATCCAACTTTTTTTTACTACTTTTATTTTTATTACCAATTATGATAATAAAAATCTAAACTACCAAATTCTCGCTGCATGCTTACCACGTTTTTCACCTATAAAAAATATTGTTACTGAATATCGTAAGAAATGGATTTTCCTCAAAAACGGATCCCTTAACCCCGCTAAATTTTTAAAAGTTGTAAAATAGGTTATTATCATAAATGCTCTAAATGGACTTTTTCATAGTGCCTTTTTTTAGGTAGGGTTTGTCAAAATTTTGTAATTATTTGCAATCCATAATTGAATTTGCATCATTTGCAATGATGATGCATTTGTATATATCAAATACAAACAACCCCCATTTTAACGAAAACCCCTCGGCTGTCTTGATATATGTAGATAGTTTTTTTCGATAGTTCAAAATTAATTGTTACCATAGAAAAAAAATAGCTTAAAAATAAAAATATTTATTAATATAAATGGAAGAAAAAAGTAGCGCAAAAGCACTACTTTGTAGCGCAAAAAGTAGTGCACCAGATTTAGGAGAAAGAAAAAGATATGAAAGGAAAAAAAATTATGAATGTGTTTGTTGTTATTATTCTACTAAAAATATATCAAATTATAAAAAACATTTGAAATCAAAAAAACACATAAAAAAATTATCTTTCCAAAATCAAGAAACCAGTAAATTACAAAATGAACTTGAAAAAGTAAAAGAAGAAAATGCAAAATTGAAAGATGGGATGAAAGATATGGAAATTAAACATTTGAAAGAACGATTAGCAGAAAAACCTACAACAACTAATAATCATTGTAATAATACATATAATATAACTATTACAAATTCCGTTTATTTAAAGGACCATTGTAAAGATGCATTGAATTATAAGGAGTTTATTAAAAATATGAATTTTCAAGTGACTGATTTTTTATATAAATCAAATAATGGTTTAATTAAAGATGGTCTTGCACAAGCTATAACAAAAGCTATAATGGATTTACCAACAAATGAAAGACCTATTCATATAACAGACAATAATAGAGGTAATTTTTATATTAAAGTTAAAGACGATGAAACTGAAGAGGAAGAATGGAAAATTAATGATAGTAATGGTAATGATATAGCAGGTTTTGTTGGTGGTGTGAGAGGAGAGGCAATATATCAAACCTATACGAAAAATCATGAAGGTGTAGATGAAAATAAAGGACATGATAAACAAGCAAAAATAACAACTTTATTAGCAGATAAAGCAGCCGATAAAAACAAAAAATTGATAAAACATTTGGCTAAGAATTTACCAAATATTAAAGACGATATAAAGGAATTAGATTGTTAATATATATATATGGAAAAAAAAGAGGGGTGGAAAGTAGCTTTACATAATAAATTCTACAAAGAAGATAAATTATTGCCTATGTGTAAAACTTATCATAATTCATACGATTTTGATTGGTATAATGAAGAAACGAATCCTTGGACAATTATGATCAAAACAGATTCATATAAAAAATCTCAGGATTGGTATTCAATAGCACATTGGACAGTCTTTTCTATTTTAAGAATGGATACTAATTTTAAAAATGAAAGAGAAGTAAACATCTCAGCACATAAAATGTCTATAAAAATAATGGAAGAGTCTATAGAAAAAATAAAAGACTTTGAATCGGTGTCTATAGCAAAAATGGAAAAAGCTGAAGAAGAAATAAAAGACTTAAAATCAGAATTGTATGATACAAAGAGGGATAATAAATACTTGGAAGAAGATAATAAGCGATTAGAAAAAGAGAATAAGAGATTGTATAAAGAGATGCGTAGATTTAGAAAGGAATTGAACCTTAGAAAGGCAGGATTAAAATAATTAATTAGAATAATTAATTAATTATTTGTTTACTGACGCCATTAATTTATCCATATACCAACCGTAATTATCACCTAATTTAGTTTTCAATTCTTGTTCAAGTTCCATGGCTTTTTTCTCTCTATCTTCACCTATTTTCTTTTGTTGTTGGTTGTACTTGGCTGCGTCTTCAGCAGTGTAAGGGGCAGGTTTTTCTTCTTCAGGTTTTTCTTCAGTTTCAGCGAAGGGGTCTGGTTTTTCTTCAACGATAGGCTTATCATTAATAGTAACATCGCCGGCTTTAACAGGAGTTGGCTCATATTGTTTTGGTTCTTCTTCTTGTTTTTCTGGAGGTGTTTCATCGGTGGATTCTTTCTGAGTTAAAGCTTCTTCTTCTTCGGTTTCAATAGGAACATCAGTAGCGCCAACAGCGTCAGGCGAAGGAGTAGGGTCGGTTTCTTGTTTCATGTCGTTATTGAGCATAGCATCACGCTTTTGTTGAAATCTTTGAACTCTATTTTCAGTATTAATAAGCATTCTTTTTTTAATGATAGCTTCAAGCATATTAAGACCTTCTTGGAAGTCTTTTTCACAATCGACATATAATTGAATAATAATGTCTCTGGTTTCAGGGATAAGTTTATCAAGTTTTTCGTATGTGAGTTCAGGGTCAATGGTGAGTTCTTTAACTTTAGTTTGAGGGTCTATCCAATAAGCGAACATTTGGTCCAAAATAGCGACAAGTTTTTGTTCATTTTGTTTATTTTTGGTAGTCATATCAGCGATATGTTTGGCGTATTTTTTGAATAAGTCGAAATCTTTATGATTAGGAGTAGCGTGGTAAGATTTAGACCAAGGACTATCTTTATCATTGCATAAAGGTTGATTATGAAAATCTTTTAATTTAATATCAGAGAATTTTTTGATTTCAGGGGGCATTTTATCGGTATCGGCGAAAGTTTTATAAAATTTTTCAACATCTTTTTCGTATTGTTTTTGTGATTCGTCGCTTTTTTTATCAAAGATGCCTTTTTTAAAATTATAAACATCAAAATATAAAGCTTCTAATTCAGGGATTCCGATTTCATCAGTTAAAGCTTTAGAAACGGCGTTTTTATTATTATGGAAAGTTTCTACGTTTTCTTTTTTGAGTTCATCTTGTTCTTCTTTCTGTATTTTTTGAAGTTCTTCTTTAACTTCTTTAGTAACAGTGGGTTGTTCTTTATTATCACCATCATCTTCTACAGCAGGTTCGTCATCAGCTAAAGTAGGACTTTCTTCAACTTTCTCAGGAGGAGTTTCTTCAGTCGGGGATTCTTCATCATCACTATCGGTAGCTTTGGCGGTAATTAAATAAGGGTTGACGGTATCGGTAGCATTATCTTTAACATTTTCAGCTTTAGTCATTATATTGCTGGCTAAATTTTTAGTTTGGTCGGTAACATTGGAAATGGCGTCTTTGGTTTTTTCAGTAGTATTGGCGATTAATTCTTTACTGCTATTAATAGCGGAATCTAAATAAGAATTGGCGGTATTAGAAATATTTTCAAAAAATCCGGGTTCTTGTGTGGTGGTGGGTTCGGGTGTTTCATGGTCTCCATCGCCACCACCAACTTGTTGCGTTTTGATATTCATATTACAATTTTTGGCTTTAATGAGGATATTTTTTTCAGTATTATGAATAGGTTTAATAGCAGCGATTCTTTGAGTGCAGAAATTAAGTTTTGATAAAGTAGTTCGGACACCTTTTGGAACTTCAGATTTATTCATAACAGGTGTTAATTGTTTACCATTTGCGTTTTTCCAAGAAATCATAGGATTAACAGTTTTATTAATAGCCGCGAATAAATGTGCTACCTTGACATAATATCTGGCGATACCGGTGCACATATGATGTTTTTTTTCTTCACCTTCAACATCAAGTTTGTCTACATCATTTTTGTCTAAATGAACGAGGGATTGGTTTTTCATATTTTCAATAGGTTGGTCGTTATTATCTCTTAACGAACGGTCTAACCAAACAACCTCTTGTGAATTTAAATGATGTCTTAAAACCTTTTCGGTTAATACGATCATATCATCACAGTATTTTTTATCGTGTAATTTTTCAAGGTCAGAGAATTTAGCCTTGGAAATTAATTTGGCTGCTGTTAAATGTAATACATTTGGTAATTTAAACTTATTTTTCTCATCACGAATATCAAAAGGAATAGCGTCTTTCGGTTTTGTTGCTTTATTACCCATTATATAAAATATATATAATATAAAATTGAATTAAATACATATTAATTTATTAAGAATAATATGTATTTAAACCAGGGAAAGTACAAACATGTCATGACTGGCGTAAAAACTACCCAGAAGAAAAGAAGGAAAGCGAAAATAGATAAGAAAAAACTATGGGATGCTTTTGATAATGAAACCATAGATGAAAAAGAGAATTTAATATGTATGTATGAAAGACAAAAACTGGAAAAACGCGATACGTGTACTTTATGTAAGTCAAAATTATTAGTAGCAGAAGATAGATTTTTGACTTGTTCAAACCGAAAATGCGGTGTAATGTATAGAGATACATTGGATGAGTCAGCAGAATGGAGATATTATGGCGCGGATGATAGTGGAATGAGAGATCCTACGAGATGTGGTATGCCTATAAATCCCTTGTTAAAAAAGTCCTCCTATGGATGTAAAGTTGTTTGTAATAATAGGTCTACATATGAAATGAGGAAAATAAGGAGATATACAGAATGGCAATCAATGCCTTACGAAGAGAAAACACAATACGATGAATTTGAATGGATAAAAGCAATGGGAAGACAATCAGGAATAGCAAAAATTATCGTTGATGAAGCGATGAGACAACACAAAAAAATATCAGTAATGAAAACATTTAGAGGATTTAATAGAGATGGTATCATTGCCGCGTCTGTTTATATTGCTTGTAGAATTCATAATTATCCGAGAACAGCAAAAGAGATAGCAACAATATTTCATTTAGACAATACAAGTGCGACAAAAGGTTGTAAAAATGCTGGTCAGATTTTAAATAACATTGAAACGGATTCAAATAGAACACATTATTGCGAGACAAAACCAGACAATTTTATTGAACGATTTTGTAGTAAGTTAAATATAAACAAAGAATTGACGAAGGTGTGTATGTTCGTAGCTCATAAAATAGAAGAGAATAATTATATTCCAGAAAACACACCAATATCAGTAGCAGCGGGAATTGTATATTTTGTAGCACAAAATTGTAATTTAAATATAAGTAAAAAAAAGGTGAATAAATGTAGTGAGATTAGTGAGGTAACAATAAATAAATGTAATAAAAAGTTGGAGAAAATAAAGGGTAAATTAATACCCCCTGTAATTTTAGAAAAATATAAGGTATAATATATAGATGAGTGGATTAGCGACAGAAAAAACAGCAGAACAAATTGCGGCAGAGATGGCGGCGAGGGAAACGCAATCGGGAAGTCCAGTTGCGCAAACATTAGCGAAAGCCGGGGACTTAGCAGGTATAGGATATGAAAGTGGTGGTGAAAGTGATGATGGGAGTCCAGTTACCGTGTTTGGCGCCAAACCAAAAGAACAACATGGTGGCGATGAAGATGAAGAAGGAAGAAATAAAGAAGGGGGAGTATTGCATTGGCTTGGTTTAGCAGGAGGTAGAAAACGCCGAAGAAAGAAATCGCGTAAAAAGAAAAGAAAATCTAAACGTAATAAAAGGATGGCTAGAAAAAGTCGTAGAAGAAGTAGAAAACGTAGAGGTGGGGTTGTATGTAAAGGCTTCAACGGAACAGAGACAGGTCCTGAGTGTCCTTGTCCAAATCCAGAAGGAAAGAGACCAAGTGTTCCTATGATGGCTATTGGTAAAGCAGCAAAAGCAAAAAAAGCAACAGCAAAAGCTGCGCGTTTAAAATGGGACCAACAAAATGCGAAATATAAAGAATGTATGGGTCAACAACATAATGCGGTTTATTGGAAAAAATGGCAATTAACAAATGAGGGAAAATTGACTGATTGGGATAAACAAAGAAAGGAATACTATGTAAGTATTAAGGGAACAGGCGTAACTGGCGCGCAAGATTCAGCAAATCAGCGGGCAAAAGCGGCAAGGGAGGAACAAGAAAGACGGGATAAACAGGGTATGATTGGTACAACTGTTCAAGCGGGCATTGATGCATACGACGGTCCGCCTGCCGCTCCCGCCGGTGGAAGACGCCGTAAGAGTCGTAGAAAGAAGAGAAGAAAATCAAAGAGAAAGAAATCGCGTAGAAGAAGAAAGAAGTCACGTAGGAGACGTAGATGAAAATAAAATTGATTTAAAGATCATTTTATAAATTATATAAAATGACGAACAACTTTTCTAAATTGTCAAGAGAGAATGGTAATGTACAAAGAAAACCAAAGAACAAATCAACAAATAATAATAATGATAAGGTGAGGGCATACAGAATGCAAGAGGAATATGGTCCTAAGAAATTTATAAAACCGTGACGAACAGGAACAAAAAGTCAACAGCAAATCCCCCCAAAAGGCGAGAAGAAGGGATTTCGTGGAAAGACTTCATCTTCAAAATAAGATTACATAATGAATATATTTATGACGAGCTTATTATAAAAAAGATAATAAATGCACCGAAATATATTAATTATGTTTAATAGTTTTTAAGAAATTTTTTAATATGGAACGATGTTTTGAAACTAATTCAAAACATTTTTTACGAATAGGACAATTTGGATTCAATGAACCCACGATTTCATATCTTGGAGGACCACCACTATTTTTAACGAAATTAGGGATTTGATAAAATAAATCAGGATAATAGACGTGAGTCATCCAATCATCACAATACCAATTTTTGATTTGAGGAGGGAAATAAAATCCGAAAATTTCCATATGTTTTCTACTAACGAAAGATTGTGTTTGGATGAAACGGGGTCCGCCAGGTCTGGAATGAGGACCAGTATGCCATCGGTCAATATCAAGAGGTCCGGTTAAACCAATATCGTGTCTATGTTGAAGTTTTGCGATAGAATTTTTAGTCCAACAATGTTCTTTGAATACGATATCATCACCACATTGAAAGAAATAATTGCAACCATCATCATAAGCTTTTTGGAATGCCCTATTCCACATATGTGTGACCCAACCCTTTGGGATACCAGTGCTTGATAAGAAATGAATATGTAAATGGTGAAAAACCTTGGTGAATCGTTGTAGTTCTTTTTTTTCAGTTGGATTTGAATAAATGGGGTCATCATCATCAACGACAACATAAATGTGGTAATCGTATCCAGTATCGCAAGTAAGTAAAAGGGATTTTATAAGACAGTTATATAAGTAAGAATCCTTTATAGATTTCCAATTTCTATTTCTGGAAGTGCTTGGAATTAATACACCGATTTTCATATAAAATATAATGAAAAATTGTATTTAAATATTAATGGTTATTTAAATACAAATGGAGTTTGCCAAAGAGGACAATTCAAAAACGCCGTCATCGTTTTGTACTATATGTACGAATGGTTGTAAAGATGAACTGGTATTATGGGTATTAACGTTATCTATACATCATGAAAAAGCGAATGTGTATATAATGTGCGATAGTGAATCAAAAGAAACAATAGATAATTTGACGCCGAATGTGAATGATCGATTGAATATACACTGGTTGGTGGAATTGGACGAATATAGTAATAAAACTAGGAAACAAATGGAAGACGAAAAGACGTGGAGTGATTTTCAAATGAAGAAGGCGGAAGTGATGTCGAGAGCGTTGGAAAAAGAAGAGGACACGTTATTTTTGGATAGTGATATTGTTATATTGGATAAAATAAATGATGTGAATAAAAGTATGGATTTGGGGGTATCGCCACAATATATAAAAGATGAGAATGTGAAAGAAGTAGGATATTACAATGGGGGGATGCTATGGACAAAAAATAAAGAAGTTCCGAAAGATTGGATAGAATTTACAAAGACGTCGAGGTATTTTGATCAAGCATCTATAGAAGATTTGGCTCATAAATACTCGAATTTTACATTTAAAGATAATTATAATTTACAAACGTGGAGATTTGTGATAGGACAAGAGGATGGGGAGACGATAGCAGGATATATGAAACCAAAGAATGGTAGATTATATTATAAGAATAAACCATTGAAATGTATTCATACACATTTTAATGTGAAAGCGTTTCAACAAATAAATAGTTTATTTTTATTGAAATTACAACAAGCGAAACACTATAAAGAATTGAGTTGTATATATAGGTCTATAAATAGGAAATGGATAATGACTGTTCCATCACAACCGCAACCGGGTTTATGGCATCATAAGAACGATAGTTTTAGAGAATTGAGTTTATTACAAAAGAAGAACAATAAAGATGTGGATGTTCAATTAAATAAAGATTCAGGGCATTGTTGGCTGGTTCCAAATGTAATATTATATGATAGACCAACCAATGGGTGGTTTAATAATGAGTTTCATAAAGCAGGATTAGTGATGTTGGGGAATTTGGATAATGATGTAGAGGGAATGGATTTGAAAAAGAAGGGTGTGAAAACATCGGCTTGGACATTTTGGCCACGTAGGCCTTATGTGGTGGAAACTATGTTAGAGAAAGAATGTATATTGGAATGGGATAAAAGGGATATAGAAAGTATATTTGTGGGTAATTTTGAAAATAAAACCCAAGAAAAATATAGAAAAACAGATGATGATTGGGAGAGTGTATTAGATGTATATCATTGTACAGAAGGTAAAAAACATAAGTTTACACAGGAAGAATATTTGGGAATGTTAAGAAGAAGTAAATATGGGTTATGTATAAGAGGTTATGGAAAGAAATGTCATCGCGAGGTGGAATGTATGGCTTGGGGTACTGTTCCGATAATAACGAATGATGTATGTATATCATCATATATAAATCCGCCGAAAGAGGGGGTTCATTATATGCGAGCTCATGATAGAGAGGATATGAGAAGGAAATTAGCGGGTGTAAGACCAGAGAGATGGAAGAAGATGTCTGAAGCTTGTGTAGAATGGTACAAAGAAAATGTGCATAGTGAAGGTAGTTGGAATACGACAATAAAACAAATATTGTATGATTAAATAATAAAAGTAAAGTAATTTATTTAATCATAATGGAAAAATTGGGAACAAAATATGGCGGATGGTATGTACCAGAAGAAATGGAATTAAACGAAGATAGTATAATATATAGCGCTGGTGTAGGCGAAGATATAAGTTTTGATTTATTATTAAATAATAAATATAAATCACATATTTATTTGATTGATCCAACAGAAAGAGCATTAAAACATTATGAAAGTATTCACGAAGGGTATATAAGTAATGATTGGGATTTTAGTGGTCAAGATATACAGAAAGATTATTGGGGTATAATAAATGAGTTGAAGCCGAATTTAAAAAAAGTGTATTATGTGAAAAAGGGATTATGGAAATGTAGAGATATTATGAAATTTTACAAACAGGAGAATGAGAAGTATGTATCGCAATCATTAATGGGTAATATGTTTGGAAAAGAATATGATAAGGTGGAAGTATTGAGCGTTAAAGATTTAATGAAAGAGAAGGAGAATACAAGAATAGATTTATTGAAGATGGATATAGAAGGGGCTGAGGTGGAAGTATTGAATAAGATGTTAGATGATGAGGTCTATCCGAAATATTTGTGTATTGAATTTGATTTGGCTTTAAAAGGAAAAGATACGGAGAATGGTACAAAGAAAATATTGGAGAGATTAATGAGGAGTGGTTATAGGATGTTGAAAAATGATCACTTGAATATAACATTTATGTATGAAAAATAATATAAAAATATAAAAGGATTATAATTAAATGTGTGGAATAATAATATCAACATTAGAAATACCAGAGACAGCAAATAAATATGTAAAGAATCGTGGTCCGGATTTAACAAATAAAACAAGACATAGAGATATTAATTTTATCCATCATTTATTGCATTTGACGGGATATATAACTAAACAACCAATAATAGATGAGGATATAATATGTATATTTAATGGAGAAATATATAATTATAAAGAATTATTGAAAGGTGCGAAAAGCGATGTATATAGTATAATAGAAAGTTATAAAAGATATGGGGAGGATTTTGTGAAATACTTAGATGGTGAGTTTGTGATAATATTGTTTGATTTCAAAGAGAAAAAATTAATAATAACGAGTGATATATTTAAAACGAAACCATTGTTTTATGAGGTAGGGAAAAGGATAATAATATCGAGTTATGAGAGTTGCTGTAAAAAGATAAGAGGCGGGGATTATAAAAAGTTGAATCCTAATGAGATGTTAATATTTTCTTTAGAGAAGAAAAATGGAAAAAGGAAATTATTGAGGAAGAAGAAAGTTCATGAATTTGATTTAACACAAAAGAAAGGAGATTATAAAGATTATGTGAAAGCTTTTGAGAGAGCAGTATTAAAAAGATATCCCGAAAGAAGTTATCCATTAATATTATTGAGTAGTGGATTGGATTCGGGAGCGATAGCGTGTTGTTTACATAAATATAAAAAAGCAGCATTGTATGTATCAATGGGGAAGAATGAGGACTATAGAGTATTGGAAGGGAGGAAAAGGGTATTGGGCGAGAATCATATAATATTGGATATAGATGATAATGAAAAGAAAAATTGGAAAAGAAAATTGGAAGAGGATTGTGAGAAATTTTATTGGGATTGGAGATATAATATAAATTTATCTCATGTTGATAATGGATTTGATATGGGTTCAATGTTAGGAAAAAGTAAAATAATAGACGTATCAAAAAAAGCGAATGATAAAGTTAGAATATTGTATTCAGGAATAGGAGCGGATGAAATAATGGCGAGAAATCAATACTATAGTTGTGGGTGGGGGAATGTGAATGAATTCCCTGAGAAATTAGAAAATGTATATCCGTGGGCTAATTTTTTTGAAGGTTCGATGGAGAATTATTTAAAGGGTGATGAATATGTGGGGGGTTATTTTGGTTATGAAACGAGATATCCTTATTGTGATAAAGATTTGGTTCAAGAATTTTTATGGTTAAAGGCTGAATTAAAAAATAATTACAAAGGATCGATATATAAGCCACCTCTATTATATTATTTAGAAACGGAGAAATTTCCTTTCCATATCAGAAAATTAGGATTTAATGTGTAAAAGATATAAATATAATTACAGTATTATTAATAATGAAAACAGTATTAATAATACCGTATAGAGATAGAGAAAGTCATTTGGAATATTTTTTGAAAGAGAGTTGGCCGGTTATAAGTAAAGATAATTCGGACATGGAGATAATTGTTGTAGAACAAACAAAAGGGAAGAAGTTTAACAGAGGCAAAGTTATAAATGTGGGATATAAATATTATGACGAGAAAGGGAATGACTATATTACTCAAGATGTGGATGTGAATCCAATAAAAAAGGAAATAATAGATATGTACAAAGAAAAAATAGAAGAGAATGTCTTTATGGGAATATATAGCGATGGGAGGACATTGGGAGGTATAGTTAAATTTAAAGGTTCTACTTTTGAAAAGGTGAATGGATTTCCAAATGATTATTGGGGATGGGGACACGAAGATAAAGATTTATCAAACCGCGCGGAACATTATAAGTGTAAAATAGAAAGAAAGATAAAATATGAAGATAAAGACAAGGGGGAATATTTAAAAATATTTGAGGACAATCATGTTAGAGAGGATTGTGGGAAATGGGGATTGGCTTATGGTGTATGGGATAAGGTTGCGAAAGAAGAACAGGAGAGATATATAGAAAATAATGGATTATCGACACTGAATTACACAATTGTTTCGGAGGAAAAGCTTATGGATAATGTGAAAAAAATAACAGTGGAAATATGATTTAAATAAAGATTATTTTATTTATTTAAATGATAAAATTAGTTGTATTTGATTTTGATGGGGTATTTACAGATGGTACAATAACATATGATTCGAATGGTGAGATTGTAAAAAAATATAATTGTAAAGATGGTATGGGTCTCAAATTATTAAAAAATATGCGAATTAAGGTTGGTGTAATTTCTGGTTATAAAGAGAATAACTCGCAAAAAAAAATATTAGAACATCTGGATATACCATTTATAAAATTAAATATAGATGATAAACTATATACATTAAATAGTTGGTGTGTTGATTTATCATTAAATTTAAATGAAGTTGCGTATATGGGAGATGATTTAAATGATTTGTCTGTAATAAAAAATGTAGGATTTTCAGGATGTCCGTTAGATGCGTGCGAAGAAGTAAAAAAGATTTGTAATTTTGTAAGTAATAAAAGGGGAGGGGAAGGTTGTGTAAGAGAGTTTTGTGAATACGTAATAAAAAGAGAAAATAAACATAAAACTATGGCGGGATTGATATGTGTAAAATACAATTCAAAGCGATTACCGTTTAAAAATTTTCGCAAATTTGGAAACACTACATTATTGGATATAAAAATAGAAAGATTGTTGAAGTTAGATTTTTTAGATAGCGTGATAGTAAATACAGAATCGGAATATATAATGGATTATGTTTTAAAAAAATATAATAATACAAAATTAAAAATAGTAAAAAGGGAATCTTTATATGCGAATGATCAAACAGATAATAGAGAATTTAGTAGGAATGTTGTTAGTAATATAAAAGAAACATATGTATGTTATTCGCCGGTAACAATGCCTTTTATAAGTGAAGAGACATATAAAGAAGGATTTAAAATACTATGCGAGAATGAATATGATACAATAATATTGAATGCTGATGGGAAACAGGGTGGGGGTCATTTACATGAAAAACATAAAATATGTTTTGGATTTAGTATGATAAAAAGAGATGATGTAATAAAATATGGAGATTTTATAGCAGAAAGACCATATTACATGGTTTGTAATGAAAGAGAGCGAATGGATATAGATTATCCTGAGGAATTTAAAATGTGTTTATACCATTATTTTAATAAAGATGCGAAAAATGGGTTTGAGAATAAGGATTCATTAGATATAAATTCATTATATGATTTAAAAGAAATGTCCCCGATAGGTCAATTTGAAGAAAAAATGGAACCAAAAATGGAACAACAAAAACAAGTTGGCGTAATAGATGTTACGATAAGAGATGGGGGATTTGATAATAAATGGAATTGGGATAAAGAACAAGTAAAAAGAATGTTGGAATGTTCAAGTGAAACGGGTATAGAATATTTTGAAATAGGATATTTGGCGAACGAAAATATATTAAAATCGGGGGACGGTCATTATAGAAATGTGAGCTTCAATACAATAAAAGAAATAGTAGATGAAATAAAACCGAAATGTAAGATATCTGTTTTATTTGATGCTTGGAGATATGATACACACAAAATGCCTATGCAAGAGAATAGCAGTGTAGATTTAGTGAGAGTAGTAAGTTATATGGATAAGGAAAAACTATTATATGCTTTAAAACAATGTGAGCGTGTAAAAAATAAAAATTACAAAGTATCATTAAATATAATGTGTGCGTCCTATTTCACGGAATCAATATTGAATGATTTAATAAAAATAATAAAGGATAAAATAGAGATTTTGGATTATTTGTACTTAGCTGATTCTTATGGTGGAATGGAACCGAAACAGGTGGATTATGTATTTAATAATATCAAGCGATTGAAAATAGAAAATCAGAATTTAAAATTAGGATTTCATATACATAATAACGGTCAAATTGGTATGGCTAATATGATAAGTTCATTGGAACACGTGGATATTATTGATGCGTCATTTCATGGCATGGGGAGAGGTATGGGAAATGTTAGATTGGAGGATGTGATCTTGTTTTTAAAAATAAAACGAAAATATGAGTTGAACATAGAACCATTTTTAAATTATTTAAGTGGGAGTGAAGATAAAAACATTAAGGAAGAAATTAAGAATACAATATTGGGATTTTTAAATATTCATCCTTATAGAATAAGAGACTTTAAAGATGAAAAATCATTATATAAATTATATTTACAATTAAAAGAGTTGTCGTTTGAAAAAAAATATGATTATTTAATTTGAACGTAAACAGTATAACTATCGTGTGACTTCGAAAATTTGACCAGTTAAATTATTAGAAAAGGATTCACATAATATACTAATCATAAAATTAGAAATAATACCTGGATGGATTAATTGTTTTTTCGCAATATCGGGAAATAATCTTTCAATCATTGGCGTATCTGTTTTTGTTGGCGAAATAGCATTAACCATAATATTATTATTTTTGAGTTCATTTGAACAATTGAGAGTAAAATTATTCAATGCGGCCTTTGAACAACAATATGCTGACCATTCTTCTCTGGTTTTTTTTGCTGAAGGTGAAGATATATTTAATATAACTCCGCGATTATTAAATTTATTAATAAATATTTTTGTAAGATAAAAAATGCTGGTTAAATTAACATCAATGTGCTTATTCCATTCATTAAGTTCCATATCTAAAATTTTTTTGGGTTCAATATGTCCGGCACAATTAATCAAAATATCTATGTTTGTAATATTATTTTCAACAAAATTATTTATTTCTGCGTAATTAGTTATATCGTGGTTATTTCTTCGGGATAAATCAATAACATTACAAGATAAATCGATAAGTTTATTTTTTAAATTTAATCCTATACCAGATGAACCTCCTGTAATAACAACATTTTTATTAGAAAGTAATAAGTAAGGATTTTTATATAATGGTATTTCTGGTGTAATTTTGACAGAATTTAAGAAATGAATATATATATCAGACAATAGAACTACTTTTATATCGTGTTTCAATCCAAATTGAACGATAGAATCTTGTCTCATTGGAACACCCTGATTATCAATAATTTCACATATTACAGCAGATTCTTTATAACCAGCTTTATTAACAATATAACTGGAACTTTCGGTATGACCCTGACGCGTTCGTAATCCATTATTAGAAATTTTAAGCAAATTTTGATGTCCGGGGAAAACGAAATTTTTTTTAGAAGCATTATCATTAATGATTTCTTTAATTATCATCATTCTATCTTTAGATGAAATACCAGTTTCACTTTTAATATGGTCTATAGGATAGACGAAATTTGTTTGTCCTGTTTTATTTTCACCGAATTTCTTAAAAACAGGTATTTCTAATTTTTGTATAAGGTTTTCGTTTAATGTTTGACAAATAACGCCTTTACAATTATTCAACATGAAATTTAATATTTCTATATTAATAATTTCAGAAGGGAAAACAAGGTCTCCTTCATTTTCGTTATCTTTATCAAAAATTATAATAGGTTTTTTATTTTTTAGTTCTAATATAGATTGTTCAACTGAAATCATTATGTAAATTAATATAATGAAAACTTTATATTAATTTGTATAATGATTAATTAAAAAGAAATAGATTATTAATTATATAATGCAACCAATAGTAATAATGGGAAATGGGCCTTCTTTAAGGGAAATAGATTTTAATGAAATAAAAAAATTTGATTCATTTGGTTTAAATTCGGCATATAGAGTTTATAAAAAACGTAATTTTTATCCTACATATTTTGGAAGTTTTGATTATAATTTTAACGACAAACATAAAGAAAATTTTGAAAATTTTATAAGAGAAGAAACCCCGACAAAAAAATTTTTTCTGGTAGGGAATTATGATTTAAAACAAAAATTGTATTCTAATGAAATTATATCGAATGAAAGATTTCAAAAAATTAATTTTACAAATACCATTAAAAACAAATTAAGTGTTTCATTTAATAAATTTAATGATTTTGGTTCCAGTGGAGCGAATGCTGTCCAGTCGGCAATATTAATGGGATATAAAAAAATCTTATTATTAGGATGCGACGATACATATTTTTTAACAAGTGAAATGACTATAAAAGGACCAAGATACGAAATAAAAGAGCAAGTAAAAAACAATCCAAATTCTTGGTTTGATGAATATCAAATGAAAGGCGATATTAATTGGACTCCAAAACAAGCATCATCTTCTTCTTGGAAAATAGTGTACGAAAATACTCCTGATGATGTTGAAATTATAAATTGTTCCGAGGGTTCTAAAATTCCTTACTTTAAAAAGGATAAATTTATTAATTATTATAAATAATAATATAAATATAATAAAACAAATAATTAAATATGAAATATATAGTAACTACGACAATATATACAATATCTCCTGCTGTAAAAAAATTTGCTACATTTAAAGACTGGGTTTTAATAATAGTGGGGGATAAAAAAACACCACACGATGAGTATATTGAATTTGAAAAAAAACATACTAATGTTTTTTATATGACTCCAGAATATCAGGATAAAAATTGGAAGGAAATTAGTGATTTAACTGGTTGGAATAAAATTGCGAGAAGAAATATAGGTTATTTGGAAGCATTAAAAAGAGGTGCTCAAATAATAGCAAGTGTAGATGATGATAATATACCATTGGATGATTGGGGCAAAGACATAATAATAGGAAAACCGACGAATACATATTATTATGAAACAAGAGAAATAGCATTTGATCCAATAGGTGTTACTAATTATAACTATCTATGGCATAGAGGATTTCCTATTCAAAATTTACACGAAAGAAATAAAAAATATAAAATTACTCGTAAAACGGTGGTTCCAGATATTCAGGCTATGTTCTGGAATGGTGACCCAGATATTGACGCGATGTGTAGATTGGAACATAAACCAATGTGTTTTTTTGACGATAAATATTTTCCTATAGCCACTAATACATTTTCACCATTTAATTCACAGAATACGTTATTTTCTCGTGAAGCTTTAAAAAAATATTTGGTTTTACCGGGAATAGGTAGAATGGACGATATATGGTCTTCTTATTATTTGGAAGCACAAGGGTTTAATGTTGTTTATACAAAAGCGAGTGTTTTTCAAGATCGTAATATACAAAATTTAACAAAAAATATGAAGGATGAATTTATAGGATATGAAAATACTTTAGATTTATTAAATCATTTTAAATACCATCAAAATGTACGAGAGATAAATGATATGCCATTTGGCATACCTAAAAATACGTATAGTGCCGATGATTGTTATAAAAAATTTATACCACAAGAATCTACAAAAGTCATGGAAAAATATTTAGATATAACAAAAAATATGAATTAAATTATAATCACCATTTAAAGTAATTATAATTTATATTATATAATGAAAAAAATTGTTTTTTTAGAAATGTCTCCAGCGGGACCTAATAAATTACATAAAAGCATGTTTGAAAATAACGAATTATGTGATTTCTTTTATGTAACATTCAAAAAAGAAATAAAAAATGATAAGAATTGTTTGGGATTTTTTCCAAATACAGTGTGGGGCGAAACCAGGCAAAAATTATATGAATTAGTTCCTAAAAACTATGATTATTATTGTTTTATGGACGATGATATTATTTTTAAAAGTGCTACAACTCTGAATTTTTTAGAACAATTGCTTATTGATTTAAAAAAAACAAAGTCTATAGTTTTAACCCCATATTATCAAAATGAACAACATCAATGCGTTGCTCCTTATGTTCCTACTTATTCAAAAGGGTCTTATTTTTTAAGATATTTTACTAATGTATGCTGTAAAGTATATCATAAAGAATATTTGGATTATTTTTTCCCCATCAATCTTAAATTTGGAGGAACATATGATAGTGCGTTATTTTTGGGTTTACTGGAATTATTATTTATGAATAAAATTATATGTTCGCATAATATTATCAGTATAAATCCTCCGGATACAAGAGCAAATTATCAAAATTCTAAGAAAGACCACGATAACGCTTTCTTAATGTGGAGAAACCAATTTAAACAAGAACAATTTAAAAATAATAACTTTGAATATTTGCGAAACACGTTTTTATCATTATATAAAACTCCAATTCATGAAGAAAAATTAAAAACTAATTTGGAACTTTTTAATGAAAAATCGGTATTTATTACACGTTATAATAATCTAAATATGTAAATTCAGAACGATTTTTCAATCCAATGAATAATTATGATGATTTATCTACTATTGTAATGGTGGTAGTTTGATCCGCACCTATACCGTGGTTCGTTGTATTAATTACGTAAGGACGTCCTGTACCTGCGGCATACGTAAGAGAAACAACGGTAACCGTTTTTTCGGCATTATTATCAGTAGGGTCCAGATATTTAATTGTATCACCAACCGCAACATTATATGTATGGATGAAACTGAAAGGTGCGTTTGCGTTAGTTCCCCAAAAGTCATTAGGGTCTCTAATTTTGGTACCACTACCTATTGTAACACCTGCAATTGTTACATATTTAATAAGTGGAGGTAAAGGAATGCGACATCCACAGTTTTTTTCTACTCTTGGCAATAGACGCATTGTGGCCAGTGGAGTTCCTACACGCGGAACAGTTCCAGCCATTCGCGGGTCTGATTTTGTCTGCAAAGCTTTTCGTAATCTTTTACTACTAAAATGTGAGCCGGGCATTATATATTAATTAATGAAAATAATATTAAAAAAAGGTTAATATTATTACATATATGAAAATAGTAGTAACCGGTGGAACTGGTATGGTAGGATGTTCGGTTCTAAATACTTTGACAAGCGATGACGAAATTATGGCTAAATGGGAGGAACATAAATTTATATATTTATCAAGTGAAGACGTAGATTTGACGGATAGAAAACAAACATTAGATTTTTTTATGTCTTCTCAACCAGATTATATAATACATTTGGCTGCGAATGTCGGTGGATTATATAAAAATCAGGAAAATAATATAAAAATGTTCAGTGATAATATCAAAATAAATGAAAATGTATTAGAAGGTTGTAGATTAAATAAGGTAATGCGTGGTATATTTGTATTGTCTTCTTGTATATATCCGATAAATCCAAGTAAATTTCCTATGGACGAATCAATGGTGCACGAATCACCTCCACATTTTTCAAACGAAGGTTATGCATATGCTAAAAGGATGTTAGAAATGCAATGTAGGCAATATAATAAATTAGGATATGAATTTATTTGTTTAACGCCGGTGAATTTATATGGTCCATATGATAATTTTAAAATAAAAGATGCACATTTAATACCCGCATTGATGCACAGATTTCATTTACACAGTCAAGTAGGAAAAAAATTGGTGAGTTATGGTACAGGAAAACCAAAAAGGCAATTTTTATATAGCTTGGATTTTGCTAAAATAATATTATTGATATTGGGAAATAAAGATATAAAATCTGGAAACATAATTTGTAGCACGGATGAAGAATATCAAATAATAGATGTAGTAGATAAATTGGCTGATGTTATGAAATTAAATAAAGGAAATATATATTGGGATACTTCAAAATCAGATGGTTGTATGAAAAAAACCGTTAGCAATGAAAAATTAAAAAAAATTATAAAAGACTATAATTTTGTTTCATTGGAAGATGGATTGAAAGAAACATATGATTGGTTTATTAAAAATTATGATACTATTAGAAAATAAATCATATTGTTATTTGCTATTTTTTACAGCATTTGCTTTAAGTCTGGCTAAACGGTCCATTTGTCCAACTTGTGCTTCAACTTGTTGTTGTGAAGTAGTCCTAACTCCTTCTTTTTTTTGTCTTCTACTAAATAATGCAAATGAATTTATAGATGATTTATTATAAACTATTTGTTTTCTATTTTGTGAATTAGGTGCTCCAAAAGAACCTGAATCAAAGAAACTATTCATAGTGCTATTTGCTCTTTGGAAAGTGAATGAAGCTTTATCAGCTTTTGATTTATTTGGTCTTGGAGGATTGCTACGCGGACGAGCAATTCCTATATTTTTTCCAGGCATATTATCCATATATTAATTATTAATATAATTAATTATTAATAATTATAATTGTACCCCTTTAAATATCCAGGGAGCTGAAATGATTAAACATATAAAAATAACTAAAGCAATCCCGATAAGAATAAAAACTGTACATAAAACTGTTTTACTAATACAGTCTTCATTTAATTGTGTCCACGTTAAACAACAGTTTATTCTGTTAAAGGGAAATCTGCAACAAATGACGTTACAAAAAATATCATCACATCCAATTCGTCTATCCCTTATTTGCATTCTTCTTAATAATAATCGCTCTCTTCGTGTAAGAATAAAACGCCTTCTTCTGGGGGATATATCTGGACTTGGGATATAAAAATTACAACTTATATCCTGATCACATATTAAACATATATTTTCTTTTTTATATTGTAACCATTCTTCATAACAACTTTCGTGGTAATAAAAATTACACGCACAGAAAGTATTCTCTGATAAATCTTCATAATAATCTTCTTCTTCGGTTAATTTACATATAATGCATTCCGACAAATCACATATACTTTTTTCGAAATCCAAATTTAAATGGATGGAACTTATATCATCAATATTGTAAGGTTCGTGTCTGTTAATCTCGTTATCAACATTCATTCATATTATTTAATATTATTAACTTGTTTTTAAATATATTAAAAATCAACTGTAAAATTAAACGTATTTTCTGTTTTTTTTGTGTTACTTAAACTATAATCACCTACACGCTTTTCGAAGAAATTGGTTTTTCCTTCCAACGATATCATTTCCATAAAATCGAATGGGTTCGATACTTTATAGATTTTATTAAAACCTAATTGCATTACTAATCTGTCTGCTACAAATTCAATATATTGTACCATTAATTTTTGATTCATGCCTATCAATTTGCAAGGAAGGGCTTCACAAATGAATTCCTTTTCTATTTCTACAGCTTCTTTGATAATTTCTACAATTTTAGCTCTTTTTGGTTTTTTTAATAACTTATTGAATAAACATACCGCAAAATCTGTATGCATTCCTTCGTCTCTTGAAATTAATTCATTTGAAAATGTTAAGCCAGGCATTAAACCTCTTTTCTTGAGCCAATAAATGGAACAAAATGAACCGGAAAAGAAAATACCTTCAACCGCGGCAAATGCTACCAAACGAGTTGCGAATGAAGAACGATTATCTTGAATCCATTTAATTGCCCAATCGGCTTTCTTTTTTATGCAAGGAAAATTCTCAATAGCTTTGAATAATTTTGTTTTTTCCGCATCATCCTTAATATATGTATCTATTAGAAGCGAGTATGTTTCACTGTGTACATTTTCCATCATCAATTGAAAGCCATATGCAGCTCTGGCTTCAGGTAACTGTACTTCACTTAAAAAACGTTGCCCTAAATTTTCTAGTACGATACCATCTGAACCAGCAAAGAAAGCAAGTATATGCTTTATAAAATGCTGTTCATCTTTATTCAAGGTTTTCCAATGTTTGAGATCCTTGGATAGATCTATTTCTTCGGCGCGCCAAAAACAATCCATCATTTTTTTGTAATGACCCCATATTTCGTTATCAGAAATTGGGAACATAACATAGCGATTGGGATTTTCAGTAAGGAGGGGTTCTGGGATTTTAGACATTCCTAGATATTATCAATATAGATTTAAATATTTTTTTATATATATTTAATTCATTTTACACCTTTAAGTAGCTAAACGTAAAATTAATTTTTTGTAATTAACTACAAATAAGTAATAGATTATAATAATTATAACTAATTAATATAATATAAATTAAAATAATATTGTTAATAAATATATTTATGGTTTCAATTGGAAACGAAATAGCAAATAAAGATTTGATTTTAAGTAAAATAGATAACGAAATCAAAAATCAACAGAAATTTATTTTGAATCAATTGGGTGATATTGAAGAAAAAAGAAAAAGCAATGAATATTTGAATAATATTTATGAAGATTATATGAAATTTAAAGAATATATTGTAAAAGAGAAAACAGACCAACGGTTTTTATTACAAAATTTATTGTCTTATTTAGAAAAATCAAAAATGGAAGATTTTTACGCTTCTCGTTTATTAGAACAATTAGATATTGAAGAAAAAAAAGTTCATGAAAAATTAAATAAGGTAAAGACTGATTTGAATGAGCTTATTGGATATAAAAATAATAACGAATAAATATATATGGGAGATTCGCAAAATTTACAGCAAAAATTAGATAAAATATTAAAAGGATATAATTCAACATTACAGAATTGTGTTCAAAAGATTTCTGAAAATAATCAAGTGAATCAAAAAATGGCAGAAGAAATTCAAAAAAAGATAAATATAATAAAAGAAAGAGTTAATCTGGCGCGAGAGAATGTAGAAGAAATAGGGAAGCAACAAACGCTTTTCAGTAACACAATGAAACAGGAAAAGGAAACGATACAAAAAGAACAGGAAGGCCGTATGAACAAGTCAAGACAGGATAAGGAAAGGTTACAGAATCAGTTAAAAGAAGCTCAAAATGCTTCAGCAGCAGCAATTCAAGAACTGAAAACAAAAAAGGACAATGAAATACAACAGATGAAAGAAAAAGCAGCGTCGGAAGCAACGGAAGCAATGAGAATACAAAAGGAAGAAGATGAAGCCAAACTTGGAATGAAACTGGATAAAATAAACCAAAAAATGGAAGAAGCGAAGCGTGTAGCAGCTGAAAATGCATCAAGAATACAGAAAGAAGCAGAAGAAGCTAAAAAAATGGCCGATAATGAGAGATCAGCACAAGAACAAAAGTTGCTAGAATTAGAACAACAAAGACAGGCGATATTTGAAAAAGATACTGCATGTGAAGAACAGTTGGAAAAGTTGAAAGCTAATGTAACAGATATGAAAGGTGTAATTGAGAAAATGAACGGTGATATTGAGACTCAAAATACCCGAAATAGTGAGGATAAACAAGCAGCAGCAAAAACTTTGGAGACGAAACTTGCCGAATTAGCACTTGCTCATAAGGGAGAAATGGAAGCACAATTAAAAACAGCACTAGATGAAAAGAAACAATATGTGGAGGAAGCCGCAGCATCTCAAGTAATAGCTATACAAAAAGCTGTGGAAGATGTTAACGAAGCGAATCTAGTACATCAAAAACATATAGAGGAAGCCACAAAGGCAACTCGGGGAAATTTACAAGCTCAATTAGATGAATGTAAGAAAACTACAGAAGAGTATACAAAAGAAGTTGATAATCATCTGAAAAAATATAAAGAATTGGAAAGACAGTTCGATGAAAGTTCAAATTATGCTTTGGATGGATTAAGAGAATTAGTCGAAAAATTGGGAATAGAAGATATCGCCAGATTGGAAAAAACTATTCGGGATATTTTGGGTGAAAATGATCCTGGCGGGACTGGAACAGACGAACCAGGTTCGCCTTTGGGTCTTCGACGCCAGAATTCCGGTCAAGTCGCGGCTACAACTGTGGATATGGCTGACCGCGAAATAAGACGTTCGCAAAGTCTTTTAGGTAACGAATTGACTGGTCAAGAAGCTGTGGACCAATTAGATAAAGAAGATAAAGAAGCAGATATAATAAAGAAAAAAAGAGAAGAAAAACATAGGAAGAGAAAAGAGAGAATGGAAGCCGCCAGAAAAGAACAAGAAGAGTTCGAAAAAACTACACTAAAAAGAGAACCGGGCAGGGTTGCAGCTATAAAAGGCCAGGACAGAATTGGTGTTCCACAAGCATGGGTGGAAAACAAAATAGATAAAAATAAATATACTGATTCTCATAAAGACAACTTGGCTACAAAAAAATTATTATTAGAAGATGTAGATACTTTTATAAGTAGAATTGATAGTCCAGAGAAAATGACACAATTAATTAATAATGTAATACAAAACCATGGAATACACAATAGCAAGAAGAGAAAATATAATACACAATTAGAACGTTTTAAAGATGGTAAAAGATATAAAAACATCCAGGAAATATATAAAAAAGCCTTAGTAGGTATTATAGAAGGGGGTTTAGAACAAGAAATATATGTGGAGATTCTTGATAAAATTGAAGAAACAACTGTAGAAGAAGTATTTGAGGAGTTATTAGCGGCATTTCATTTGGTTTATAGCACCGATAAGATAAGTAATGTTTATAGTATGGGGGCTTCGGGGGGACGGGGGTACAAAGACAATGATTATACAAGAAACGGTAAAGTGGCGGCGTATATATGGAAACCACGCCCCAGGGCGGAATTTTTTGAAGGGGGGAGGTTGAAAAAAAACGGAAAAATGAACGACGATGTAAAAATGAGTAATATGGTGACGATAAAGATGCACGATTATATACACTCTCACGATAAAGTTGGAAAAGCGTTGGGAAAAAAGAAGAGTGAGGTAACGGCATTTGCCGGGGGTTTTAGACATGGGAAAGGGTCACAGAAGAAAAATAAACGAACATTGAAATCAAAAATAACAGCAAAAAAATATTCATTAAAAGTAGGAAAAAAGAAAAGGGGGAAAAAGGGGAATAAATCTCAAAAAAGACGTAAAAGTATTAAGATAAGAATTTAGGAAAAATAATAAAAATTAATTACCAATAATAAATTATATTAGTAATTAATATAATGAAATTACCAGGTTTATTTAAAAACAAGATTTTATGCTATGCGTTGGTTGTATTAGCAGTATTGAATGTTATTGGATATATCACGGCAGGAGCTTACGAATGTTTGGCTGTATTCTTATTGGCTTATTACGGAGCAGATCAATATTGTAAGAATATGAGTTGCTCAATTATTGTTGGTCTATTTGCATCCAATTTCTTATTTGGATGCGGTCGCGTTAAAGAAACATTTGTTGAAAACATGAAAGGTTCAAAAGAACATATGGAGGATGCGGCAAATATGGCGGCAAAAGGAGCATCAGAAGCATTTAAAGAAGCGGCAGAAGCACAAGATCAAGCAGACAAAGCAGATGATGAAAAAGAAGAATGCCCACCGGGACAATCGTATGACGAGGCTACGAAAAAATGTAAAGTTGCCGAAGCGGCAGCATCAGCCAAAGGAGGAGCAGCAGAAAAAGCGGCAGAAGCGGCAGCAGCAACCGCCGAAGCAGCAGCAGCAACAAGTTCTGCATCTAAATAAATAAATATTAATTATGGAATAATTAATTATATCATAATTTATATATATAATGGTAAAAAGAAGCAAAATACCTAAATTGAAAGTCCCATCTTTGGGAGGTTTAACTAAGAATAAATATGTTTTATATTTATTGGTTGTAGTAGGTTTGGTAAATGTGGTTACATTTCTTCAAACGAATAATTTAGATTCTTTAGGATTATTTGTAATATCGGGTGTTTTAACAACATTTTTTACAAAAAATATGATAGTTGCGTTATCTGTTGCTATTTTAGCGGGAATGTGTAAAACTTGTACGAAATACATCGCGGTTGGTAAATATTTGGAAGGTTTTAAAGAAGGGGCGGACGATGATGAAGAATTGGAAGACGATGAAGAAGAAGAAGATGATGGCATGGAAGAATTTGTTGGTGGGTATTTTAGAGAAGGATTTAAAGAAGGTAACAAAAACAAAATGGCTGGTAAAAAAAAGAAAAAAGCAAGTAATAAAAAAACATCTGATAACGAATGGTATTCAAGTACGGGTAAGAAAAGTGGGTGTAAAAAGGTAGGCAAAAAGAAATGTAAAGATAAAAACTGGACTTGTCAAGCATCTAAAAAAGCTTGCCAAGATGCATCTAAAAAGGGTTTCCAAAATCAACATTCTATTCCATCAAGTGAGCCTACTTCTTTGGATGATAATGGCGATGAAGCTCCAGGAAAAAGAATCGATTATGCCGCAACCATGGAAATGGCTTATGATAATTTAGATAAAATGTTGGGAAAAGATGGTATGAAAGGTTTGACCGCCGAAACAAGTAAATTAGCAGCA